GCGCGTGTGCCATTCAAGGAATGGGACCAGTGGTTTCAGGAGTCCGAAGAGGACCGCCAACGGGGGCAAAAAGCCCCCACACCACCACCGGCCCACCTGGCCCACACACGCCACCACGAGTGGTGGTCTCAGGCAACCGACGTGCTGGGTGCAACCCTGGCCGAACTGGTCGGATACTCCGATCAGTGGCAACGGGTCCACTCTCAAGCACGCCTCGCCCTACTTTCATCCGTCCACAACTCTCCACACATCACTCCTCTACAACGCCGTGTCGTTCTGCTCACACTTCTACAACTCAACTCTACACTCAAACGGCCACACCATATTCCCCTCCGGATCGGAGGAACCGGGATATCCCATGGTCGCGTCACTGTCCAAGCCAAAGCGCACTACCTCGCATGGTGTCATACAGGAAGAGAGATGCCCAAGGCCAAATGGCCAGGCAAACAATCTCCTCTGTCGGGAGAGAAACTCCCAGACACCACCGGCGGGTATACGCTTTCCGACTTGTCAACAGATCTCGCGATCAAACGGGATGTCCAGCATCGCCTCAAGGGCATGCCACTGGTCCTCCGGGAAAAGGAACCTCCTCTTGCCCGAATCCAAGGCTGGGTACACAAGCACCACCAGCCCTATCGGGAAGCCATTCGAAAAGGGTCGAGCCGTCCAGTCGTCAAAGGAAAAAGAGACACCTCTTCGGGGAAACCCCCTACACAAAGCCTCTCCATTCCCTTCAAAAACAAGACCCTCCAACCATCAGACCTCTTTCCTTCCAAACACTTCAAGAGCATCTCACCTTCACTCCGACGTCATTTCTTCTTGTTTATTACGAGACAATTCTCCTCCTCTCAAAGTCGGTGGACACGGTCTCTTGGCAAAACTGCCAAGCGACCCGCCATACCCCACGTGGTTGCACGCGATATTTGGGCATCAACGAGTCCGACCCAATACCGACTCTCGGGAGAAGTACTGTACCCCAGAATTCTGTTTCCAACACGGAACAGCTTTCGTGCATTTACTCGGGCAAACCAAAAATGGGATGCCCTTTCCAGCACGAAGACCGCGCCAAGCTAG